ATAATGCAGGAGGAGGTAAGTTATTCGCTCCTATACCTATACTTAATGTAGATGTAGAAACTTCTACCCTATATACGTTTGCACTAACTACTACGTTTCCCGTAGGAGAGTTAACTGTTATTCCAGAACCTGAGGATCTGTTTACTGACGTTACTGATGAATCCGATGTAACTGTGTATAATTCACTGAAATTATTCTGTACTTTTTGAAACGCTGTTCGTATAGCATCGGCATCAGGATCATCAGGAAATGTACCAAAGTCAATATTTTGTTGAGCCATATCTGTATCACCTTATCTAGTATTTATCGTTCTTTTAACAAAGGCGATAGCCAAAAAAATACCCGACTAGAGCCGGGTACTTTGAGCAATATTAATTACTTAATACCACTTAGTTTGCGCCAATCATGTAACAAATCAACTGATTCTTGCATAGGATTACCTAAACGATTCAATTGTGTTGACACTACTGGTATTGTTGATTGTCCTGTAGATTTTTGTTTGTTCAACCCACCAGAAATAACTTTAGTCATAAAGTCAATGTCTTGCTCGAATGTAGTGTCTGTGCCATTTTTTCCAGCATCATTAGCCCACTCATCAAGTTTCTGTGCATCATCTTCTGCTTCAGCTTCTTCTTCATCTTCATCAACTTGTTCTTCTTCGTTTGTACTAGCGGCAGTTGCTAATGCGGCATCACGAACAGCATCACTGTTAACTTCGTTTGCTTCATCGCTGTTGTTAGGGTCGATTTCTTCTGCAACTTCGTATTCCATTTGGTCTTCTGATTCTACTTCATCGACCATTTCTTGACCTTCATCACATGAATGACCGGCTTCCATCATACCACCGCATGATTCACATGTGCCTTCATGTCCGTGCTCATCGCCATGACCTTCTTCATCGGCATAATCTTCTGAACCTTCTTCGGCACCAGCATTGCCGCCGCCTACTTTCTTAATTAGAGCCATCATGCCATCGTGATCACCAACAACATCTAAACCACCATGTTGTGGTTGTCCACCTTGCGGAGCACCGTAACCATTTTGTTCATCGCCACCAAACAAGCCTAAACCTGCTTGCTTAATAGCAGATAACAACTGATCGGCTTCACCGTCTTGTGCTGATACTGTCACAGAGTCAGGAGAACCTTGTTGACCTTTACTGATAGATACAGTCATACCTTCAGCAACATCTTCTTTAGATTCTAGCAATGAATTTAATTGTTGTTCTAGTGCTTCAAAAGCGAATGGGCTTTCTTCAATTGAACTACGGTCTGTAAATGTTTTGCCACCAACACTGAATTTGCTACCTTGCGGAGTCTTAGCCAATGCACCTGTAAATGCATTACCTTCACCCATGCCACCGCGTTGTGCTTGTGAAGCCATGCCAGGTACTGTTGCAGCTGGCATGCCTGTTTCACCTACAACTAAACCTTGTACTGGCATTTGGCCATAACACTCATCTAAACCTTCTTTGTAGCCTTCATGGTAGTGTCTTGATTCTTCCATGTCATCATAACGGCAATTATAACCTTCTTTAGTTAGAGCATGTGCTTTACCCATATGGCGGGCTGCCTTTAGTCTATGATCCATACCTTCTTTAACTTTCTTTTTATCTCTTTTAGCATCTTGTGCGGCTTTAGATATTGTTTCTTTTGTATTATTGTCATCGTCAATATCCGGGAAGTCAGGCTTAGCCGCTTCTTTTACTGTCTTTTTCTTTTTCTCATCATACTCAATGTCTTTGGTAACTTTTTTGCCAGCCTTTTCAGCTTTAGCATCATCTTTACCTTTGTGCTTCATATCATATTCTAAGTCTTTAGTAACTTTCTTACCGGCTTTTTCAGCTTTGTCGTCTTTCTTAACAGTCTTTTTGCCTTCTTCTAATGATAGTGGGCTAGCTAAACTGTCGTTTGGTGGCATGTCTGCTTCACGTATTTTCTTTAACTGGGCGCCGGCAATACGTTTTGCGGCTTCAACACCATACTTAGGTGTTAATTTGCGAACTAATGCATCAAAGCCTGTTGTAGCATTGTTATGCTTACCGATATCTTCTTCGTGCATTTCTTCTGGATTACCAAGAGTTACATCACCTTTTTTGAACATCTCTGCTGCCTGAGGGCTTTTTGCCGTTGCAACAACTTTACCTGAAGCGTCTTTAACTTGAACAGCACCTGGCATAGGTGCAGTAGTATATTCTTCATTCAATGCTTTATCTAATTGGTCAAGATATTCTTTTAAGCTATGCTTAATAGTTTTCTTTTTGTCATGCTTTGGTAATTTAACATCTTTTCCAGACTTAACACCAAACGCACTGAAGTCATATTTCTTATCTTCACCCGAAGATTGAGTAGCTTTCTTTGGACGACCACGACCTTTTTTCTCAGCACTAGTATCTTTTACTTTTTTGCCTTCGTCATCTTCGTCATCTTTACGACCATAACCACCTGGCTCAGCAGTGTGCTTTACTTTACCAGGTTCACTTCTGTCTGTAGCTTCGTTCAACTGGTCTAGTTGTGATAATAAACTTTTGAAATCCATTTTATGTTCCTTTGAATTATTTTCTTGCGCCAGTTGCAGGCTTAGGCTGTCTTGTGATAGTGCTCATTGGACTTTTGGCACCAGTTGGATCTTGTGGAATGACCTTGAAGGGGTCAAACGCATCCGGAGTTTTTTTGCCTTCATAAGGAATATCAATCTTACTGTCTTTAGTTTGATCCTTAATACTATTCAAATAGCTATCGCCATATGCTTTAGAGGCTTCTTTAGCTCCAGGTTGTTCTTCCATTTCTTCGTGTGTAAGAACTGGGCTATTTTTCATTTGATTGGCGTAACCTTCAACTTCGCCGTTGATGCTGTCATCATACTTTGTACTAATTACTCTGACCATATCTACATTGTAACCTAATAATTGAGCAATCTGCTGAATCATTGGCTCTGTCGCTGGGTAGCGAAAGTCTGCTTTAATGATTGTTACAGATTGATTTGCTAAATTAGGAAATCCATATGGATCCTTTTGAATAGGTGTTTTTGTAGGCTCACTGATACGAATAGGATCAAACTTGTTTAGATTGTACTTGAACATATCTAACCAGTTCTTATCCACGTCGCCAGCAATTTTGATAGTGTAGTTATAAGTGTGAACACTCTCTACGATGTATTGTTTTAGGCTCTTCATTTCTTATTCCTGTATTCTGTATTTATCATTTCTCATCTGTTTTAGCTACCAACATCTTAAGCAACTCATTACGGTCTAATGTCTTGCCTTCTCCTAAAGGAGTAGCTTCAATTTCTTCTGTTTTAGCTATATTTTTCTGATCTAATGCGGCTTTTTTAAGCTGTAGCTCAATCATCTTTAACTTTTTGTTTAATTTAGCAGTCTTTGCAGTGATAGCATGTCCCAACATAGTACCAGCAACACCAAAGATTTCACTACTAAATCTACTGTCTACTTGCATACCTAATTCCATCAAGTCTTTATAACTGTTAGTAGCTAACTCAGCTAGTCCATCCATCTCAGTATCTGCTGATTCTAATCCACGTACTTGTGGTAAAGCATTCTCAATCTTTTCTAAGTTAGATAATGCGTCAGTTGTTATTTCTTGTGCATCTGAGGGAATAGGAACAGTTAAGCCCATCTCATCTTCAGACAGTGGCATTTCAAAAAGTTCTTGTAATTTTTTGGTCATAAAAGTATTTAGTTACTTTTTGCGACCGTTGTAGAAAAGGTCATCTTCTGTAATGACTCTGAATGTATACCCTTGACTTTTACAGTAGGCCATTGCAGCCTGCCACTTAGCATGATTTAATGCTACTACCATTCTATCTTTGGCGTTTGCTACCTTACTTTCAATAATACTTTGTTTTTTAGGTTTAATCTCTACTACTTCTGCTATCTGTTTACCGTACTTGTTTTGATATACTACAAAGAAGTCAGGTATATATCTAGTAGGTTTTCCTGTAAAGGGATTTTTATAAGGTATAGCTATAGCTTCACTTGCCCAATATATGATATGCTTGTTGTTATCACAGAATTGCATGAACGTCAATTCCCAACCTGAACGATATCTAGGTGTGTGCTTACCTACATATTTTTGAGGATTAGTTGGAGTGAAATTACCTTGTGCCCACTTAGCCATATATTAAAGCACAATGTTACGTGCTACTGGAAGATTGGGTTGTGGTATAAAACTAATACCGTACAATGCAGACTTAGATTTAAAACTGTTTAAGTAATAAGCAATAGTTCTATTCATGTCAAGTTTAGTTTGACCTTGAATACTTTCTAACAATGTAGTTGCAGGTATACCAGTGTCTTGTGCAATTTTAAAAAAGAATGTTGTAAAATTATCTGCGATTGTTCTAGTATCACATGTTTCAACAAAATATCCATGTACTATATCATATTGATTTGAAGGTACTTCTAAATTAAAATTGTAAAAATTATCAAAAATTCTTACTGTTTGATCTAATGAATTTAAATTATTGTCTAAACTTGATGCCATGTTATACTCCATTGCCCGGTATATTATTTATGATAACAGGAGGTGCCTGTTTAGCACCATTAGGCGCACCAGCAGTACCGAACAAGTTTGTTGTTTGTCCAAATGCAGGGAATTGAAAGTTTAAATTCCTATTAGGTGTTTGTTGTATTGAGTTAGTTGCTGCCGCTATAACTTCTGATTTAGCAAGTTGTTTCAAGTTAACATTTTTAAATGTATTATATGTGACACCAGCTTTTTGTATTGCACTCAAATATTTTCCATCTGTTAAATCTTGTATAGCTCCACCGACACCGTCAACTAAGCCGCCCTGACCTAATATAGTACCTTGTGATCCTGCTCTAGCAATAGGACTTACTGTTCTGTCGTAGTTTGCTTCATCACCAAATCCTTTAACAATATTACCAGGCGATCTACCATCAATTGCTCCATCAAAGTATTTTACTGTTTCGTAATCAATTGTCATTTGATTTTCCATAGTGCCATTGCCCTGAGCATAATCATACGTATCATGACTAAAGTTAGTAATGATAGGATTAATCAAAGTGTATGCCACAAAATTATGCTGATTAAAGCCAAATACAGTAATATTTTTAAAAAAAGGGACTTTAGTAGCTCCAATGGCTGCTTGTGTATTAGTCTGAACAGTACTTGATGTTTCACCAATATATCCCCAATCATTATCGCCGGTGATTGATGGTTTATATATGTTTCGCTGATTATAGTTCGTAGTATTATTGACTGAAACAATCTGTTCGTCCGACTGTGTTTGTCTTCCTGCATTAAGAAGAACAGGCTTAGTTGCATCCTTATAATAATATGTGTAATAATTATACCACATATTTCTGATTAAATTTCCATTGTCATCATGGAAATTAATATCGATAGGATTATACTTTATTTTAGATTGTACAATACGTTTTCTATTGTACTGATTCATTTCATGAGTCGTAAAATTATAGCTAGGCAATTTTACTGTTTTTACTGCAAGCCCAAAGTTTGCACCAGTAGACAAACCCTTTGAATATGCATTCTGATTTATTTCAAAATATACATGAAATAAGAATTTAAACTTAGGTGCATATTGATATGCATTAGGTCTAAAAGTTTTACTGGCATGTGTGTAATCACGTAGGTAATCG